ACGGTAAATTAGGAAGTCAAGATATTTTAAGCGCCCACATTAACGGGTTACAGTTTGGTATTAATAACCTTGAAACGGCGTTAAATTTACAAACAACAGTAAGCACAGAGACATTAGTAGCAGTTACGGATATGGATGACACAACATTACGTTATCGTATATATGAAGCAACTAACCGAAATTGGTTAACTTCGCCCGCTCCTGTTATTAAACGAAACGGTACAGTAGTTAGCGCAAGCGAGTACGTTATACAACCTGCATACGGCGTAGTAGTATTTAACGTTCAGCAAGCGGGTACAGATGTAATTACAGCAGATGTAACATATGTAAATAGCACAAGTAGCCGTTTAAGCACTATTGAAACTAACATAGCAAGCAACACATCGGCAGTAAGCGCTAATACATCAAGCATTAGCTCTTTAAGTGGACGTGTTACAACGTTAGAGGGCGGTGCTTCTACAGTAGCAAGCGGATATTACCCTGCAAGTACAACGTTACTAAACGCCGATGTACAAAGCTTATACCTTAATACGGTTATTGGCGGTGCAGGTAGTACAGCGGGTGCGGTAGCTTCTACAAATATTACGATGGCATCTAATACAATTGATGCTTTCCCTGTGTTCATTGATGCACCTATGACCTTTGATAGAATGCGTGTAACCGTTGGTACTTCATCAGTTAGCGCAAACATTATTTTAGGTATTTACACAAACGCCAATATGCAACCCGCTCAACTTGTAGCACAAACGGCATTAACGGCAATTACAAGCGCATCAGGCGTACAAACGTTAAACTTAACAAGTGCGGTTACTTTAAGTGAGGGGCTTTATTGGTTCGTGCGCTACCAATCAGCAGGCGCTAAATTTGATGGGTTTACGTATAATACGACAAACTTCTTAAAGATTCAGTCAAGTACTACAGCAAATAACAACACAACAGGCGCAACTACACCTACAAACTTACTCGGCATACGTACAGGTACTTTAAGTACATTATCGGCGTTACCAAGTGCTTTCCCTGCCGTTGGCTCAGGCGCAAGTGACAGCAAGTATTTAGCACGTGATACGTTTGGCGTAGTTTATGGGATTAGAAAATAATTAGGAGGTGAACGTAATTGAAGCAATATAATACGTTAGGCACAGTACAGTTTAACAGTTTGGGTGACACGCAATTTAACGAAGGTACAAGTGAGTTACAACTACAGCAACTTGTAACACGTTTAGGCGCACGCCCTATTGTTTTAGATATGAATATGAACCAAGTAGCTATTTTAGATAACTGTATTGAAGCTAAAATTGAGCAGGAAGTAGCAGGCGTGGATGAAATTACGTTCACGCTTCCTATGAACGATAAGAAACGTGACCTAATCGTAAACGAAGGCTATATACAAATGTTTGACACAATTTACGTTATCCGTGAAGTTATTGACCGTAAAAAGGCACGTGAAACGGAAGTATTTGCCGAAGCTATATGGTACGATTTACAATATGCTGAACCGTTAAGCACTACTAAATGGTCGGAAGTACAAGCAACAGCAATGTTAAGCGGTATTTTAAACGGTACAGGATGGAAAGTCGGTACAGTAGCCATTGCAACAAAACGTACGTTAGAAATTACAGAAGTTGATGTAAATAGGCTTGAAGCACTACGTAAAGTAGAAAGCTTATATAACGGCGAACTACATTTCGATACGCAGGCTAAAAAAGTAAATCTATTAACACCTGTTGGTACGTTTACAGGCGCAAGCATACAGTATGAAAAGAACGCAGAGGATATTGAAGCGCATTACGACACTAAAGATATGATTACTAAGCTATATGTATACGGTAAAAATAACCTTTCTATAGCTGATGTAAACGGCGGTAAAGCGTACGTAGAAAATTACACGTATACATCACAAAAACGTGTTCGTATTATGAGCGATGAACGTTACACGAACCCGTACGTATTATTAGACGTTGCTACGGATGCATTAGACTATTTAGCTAAACCACGTGCAAGCTATAAAGTGAAAATGGCAGAAGTAGTAAACCAAACGAAGCTACCTCATGAGAAGTTATTTATCGGTGGTACAGTACGTATGTACGATAAGGAAATTAACCTTGACGTAGAAACACGTATTATGTCGTGGACGTATAACGTTATTGAACCGTGGCGCACAGAACTTAACCTTGAAACGAAAGCTAAAACGTTATCTGATTTACTTTCAGGCGTTGACAATGCGGGTGATACAGCTACAAGTGCAGAAGCCGTAGACAAAGCCGAAATGTTAAGTTTAGCAGTGTTTAACTACTTATTAAATAGCCGTGCAGATGACGGTTTTAAATACTGGACACAATACGGCGGATGGGTAGTTGACCCTGTTAACGGTAGTTCGGGTAGTGCAAGTTTTAGTGCTGATGGCGCATTAGGTGTAGAAAAGAAATTAGAGCAAACAGTGCGACCTTCTACCCAAGAAAATTACGCAATTAGCTTTAAAACACAGGCGGATATAACTACAAAAGGTGATAACGCTAAAGTAGGTATCGAAGTAGTAGTTAACTATGAGGACGGTACAAGCGATGCACCTAAATTTATTAGCTTAATCTAAGGAGGGAGAAAATGGCAAACTTTACAACCACTAACACTACGTTTGCGCCAAGTCAAAGTGATAAAATGGTAGAAAGTATTGTAGTGCGCTTAGTAATTAATGATGCGGAAGGTAACCTAAAAGTAACTGATGTAATGTTACAAGGCGGTACAATAAGTACGGTATGGACAGCGCACCCTTCCGAAATTAGATGGGCGGTAGATAGTTAATGAGTAGAAGCGATTTCAAACGATATATAACAGGTTTTGAAGTTACAGGCGAAAAGCAAATTAAAGACGTTACTTTTCGCTTTTTAGCTAATGACTTCGGCGGTAAAATAGCGATTACAGATTTAATGTTCCAAGACGGTAACCAATCAACCGCTCCCGTACCGAACACAAGCGAAATGTTAGAAACGTTACGATATAGCGTAGATGAAAATACATGGGTACACAGCGTTAGTAATGGGGTAAAAGACGGTGATGCGCAACCTAAGTTATATACAGGCTTGCGTAACCGTTTCTTTAACTTTGCAGGGCGTGGGCATGATGCTATAGCGTTTCCTAACGTATATGATAACGACTATACGCAAGATTTAGTTAGTAGTGCGTTAGACCTAACTATTTTTGCGAAAGATGATTTCGACCTACTACGTATTAGTACAAATGATGGGGCGCTCGTTGAAGACCGTGTTTATAAAGACGTAGACCATCCGTTAAACCATCGCTATACGCGTGAGTTTTATTTTGGTGGCGGTAGTGCAGGTGATAAAATTGAGCTAAAGGCTAATTTATTTTCGGCTACATTGCGTGATGAAGAAGTTGGTATGGCACAAAAACGTATTGTTAACGATTTAGGCGCAACACTTGTAATGCCACGACAGCGCTACATGCTTGCTCCGTGGGGTAGCTTTCGTATACGTATTGAGTTTTATAAAATTGTTACACAAACTTTTAAAAATATAAACTCCGAAGGTGACACGAAGGATATTTTAGGGTATAATGATAGTGGTATCGGTTTTTACGGATACGGAGAATTTGAGCAAACGAAAGCGAGGGCAAGATATTAATGCAGTATATGACATGGACGTTGCGTAGACCAACGACAGCGCAATTTAACGGCTATTATAAATTAGCAGACGGTGAACCGTGGTACAGCGATAAATACGTTTTAGTAGACCCTAACGCACCGTTAACATGGACATCACAAGCCCGCTCTTTCGTGCAGATGATAGATAAGTACCCTAAAAAGTTCCATAGTATCGGTATGCACGAATTTGGCGTAAATGTTAACGGTGAAGTATTTGATATGAGTTCTGGAAATACATCATGGGATGCACTTGTATTAAATTCTGATAAAACTGACGTAAATAGTGGGCGGGCTATACCTACATCGTTACGTTATTTAATGCACAAACATCCTGATATACGTTGGGCGTGTCAATTCTTGTGTACAAAAAATAGTACAGGTAACAGGGTAGAACCCGTACTTGACAATACTAATAACGCACAAAACACATTTGTTGACCACGTTTATAACGTTGTTAAAATTTACAAAACACGTTTCCCTATGATAAAAACAGTGGAAATTGACTTTGAGAAAACTAATAGCCGTACAGGTGCAGAAGCAGGAAATAACGGCGTACCTGATTATGATAAGTTTACGGCACTACTTGTACGTATTAAAAACGAAGTAGTACACAAGCTTAACGAAGAATTAGGTTGGGATTTAAATTTACGTGTTAACTTGTTCGCTATGACAGGCGATTACAACCCGTCATATTACGCATGGCACGATTACAGAACGTTAGCATTAGGTAAGGATAAATATGGTAAACAGGCTATTGATGAATTTCAGCTAATGACGTATGACTTTAGTTGGGGTGGCTCGGCTCCCGGACCTTCTACGCCGATATGGTGGCTAACAAACGTATTAGAGCATGTAAAGGAACTATCACAAGATGTTAAGGTTAATGGCGTAGTTACTAAACCTAAAGTATGGGATACAAGTAAAGTATGGATAGGTAACGCAGGTTACGGCAGGCGTTGGGCATTAGGCGAAGACCGTATGGGTGTTACGCTTGACTATAAACAGCTTATGACGGTACAGAACGGTACTTATATACACAACAGCGGTTCAACTAACCCTGCCGATAACCTATTTCACTTTAACGACCAAGATTTCATACCAATAGCAGGCTTCAATGACCCCGATAGTGATTATCAAATTACTTATATGGGCGTGTATGATAAGTTTCACATGACATCTAACGGTGGGGCAACGTTTACAGGTACAAACAGACCCGAAGGGGCTAACTATGTAACGAATTATAGCCGTAAACAGTACCCTATATTTACTAACGTAGTTGCTACTGCATTTAGCGCTCAAAGCCCTGATAATAGCGATGTAACTTTAGTAGGTTTTGATTCAAGTAGTAGTTCTAAAATTTCACGGTATGACAGGTTTAGCTACAGTAAAACTACAAGCACATGGTCTGATAGTGTTTACGTAGCAAGCCGTACTGCTGGCTTAGATATGGGCGGTTTAGTAAATACAACTACAGGCGAAACAACCGTTAACCCTAAACCATATTACGGGTACGCACTTGATACGGCAGGTGGTTCTATTACCTACACATTTAACGCTACAGGTACTTACCAATTAATAGCGCTTGTATTTTACCCTTTCTTTGACCAAGCAGATATTTACGCAGACTTAAACGGCGTTACCGATGCTATACACCTTGACGGAAATTACGTTGAATGGTATCCGTTTATGCAGGGACAAGAAAAACATTTCGTAGACTTAGGTGCATTTACATTTAGTGGTACTAACACTATTACAATTACAAAGCCTACTAACGGTGCGCAGATATGGGGATTCGTTGTGTGTGAAGATTTTACGCATAACTTACAAGGCGGTATCATTTCGATGCCTGTTACTACTAAGCCGATGAAAACACGTGCTGAAACGCCCGCAGAGGACGGTACTATTGAACTAATTGATGCCGATTACCCTACTACTATGCGTTTAGTTGGTGAGATATTACGTAGACCGCCACGACCTGCAATTATTTGGGAAGATATTTTTAGCAGTTACCCTACTACAGTAGACGATGTAACGCAGGGTTTTAGGTATTACCCGCAAGCATATCAAACAGACCCTACGGCTAACAAAGGTTTTTCACAAGGTAAATGGACACCGATAAAAGGTTTTACTGATGATAACCCCGATGATTATAGCCATGTTGAAGTAGATTCACGGGTAACTACGAATGGTTCTGCACAGCTTATGTTAAATAAAAAGTTTTCAGGTAACATTGCTGTTGAAGTTGAGTTACGTAACAACTTAGATGATAAACAGTCGCTTTACGGTATACGTGTACGGGCTACAAAGGTAAATGAGACAGGCGAAGGCTTTTTATGCTTGCTTGACTGGGCTAACGGTAAAGTGAAAATTGTACACGAAGATAGCGCTGTTTATGACCGTGTTATTGCTGAAACAGATATGTCCGTAGGCTTGAAATCATCGTGGGGCTACCGTTTAAAGCTACGTGCTTACGTTGTAGATAATTACATTAGTTTCTTTGTTAACGATAACTGTTACTTTGACCGTATATCTTTACCTTCGGGCTACGAAACAAAAGGTGCTTACGGCGTATGGACGAAATATAGTAGATTAAAATTATACAAGTTTAACGTTAGTAGCCTTGACCGTTTCGAGCGCATGGAGCGCATTAAAGTAAACGTAGAAGGTGAAGGAAGTTACACGTTAGATGAAGTAGCACGTGACACAACTAATTACCCTTTCGATAAGTACGGTTTAATTACGTATAAAGGTTACCCCGCAGAAATTAGTACAACAGTAGCGAACCCTTCTGATGAAGATGTAGATGAAGGTGGCGATGCTAATACCGCTCCATATGGTACAGTACTAAATACGCAGATAGACCCCGCATACAAATGGTACAACGATTACAAAAATAAAAAGCTATGGAGCGTAAATAGTTGGGATGGCACACGCAACGTAACTATTACTATGGTAGATGCGGGTATATGGTTCAGAAACTTTTATATTGGCGATGACAATGGAATGTCGGTTGCGTACAATAGTGATTTAGTTGGCTTTGTAAAAACGGCAAACATGGTAGCTGATTACGGGTGTAAAGGTATTGCGTTATGGGCGTTAGGGCAAGAAGACCCTACGGTATATACGTACGTACCCGATAGCCGATAAAAGTTGCAAAGGAGGGGTAACAGTGTTTGACATTCAAGCATGGAACGATTTAGCCCATAGTGAAGCGGTGTTCGCATTATTGTTCATCGCTATCCTATGGATAGTAATACTTTACGTTAAGAACACACTTACAGCGCAAAAGCAAGTAGAAAATGAGCGTGAGCAGTATATCATGGAAATGCACAAACAGCGTGAAGATGATTACAAAGCAATGCTAAAGGAACAACGTGAGGAAAGTACGGCACGTGAAGTACGCTTAATGGATAGCCTTGATTCGTTAACCGAACAGCAAGCAGAAATAAGTGAAACGCTTAAAGATGTTCGCAACAGTTTAGGCACGTTAGAAGGCAAGATGGAGCGTAATTTTACGGAAGTATGGAAAGAAATGAGCCGTATACAAAAGAAAGGTGATGAGTAAATGGAACGATTTAAAAATTACGTATTGTGGGTAGCTGTAGCGGGGTTAATCGGCTTTGTATTACAGCTTGCAGGCGTGCCTTTAGCACCCGAAGATTACCAAACATTAGTAAACTACGTATTTGCAATTGCTATTGCGTTAGGGCTTGTAAATAACCCTTCACTTGGCACAGGTTTATTAGATAAAAAAGGAGACGATAAATAATGGTTAAAAAATTAATGTTAGATGCAGGTCATGGCGGTAAAGATAGCGGTGCTATTGGATTCGGCGTAATGGAAAAGGATTTTACTTTACGTATTGTTAAAGCTATCCGTGACGAACTTAAAAATTATGATGGTGTAGAAGTACATCTTACACGTGAGGGCGACACATACCCAACGTTAGACGAGCGTGCTGAAATGGCTAATAAATTAGGCGTTGATTACTTCTGCTCTGTACACATTAATGCAGGTGGCGGTACAGGTTACGAAACTTTCCGACAAGAAGGCACAAAAAGCGCTAAAACTATTGAGTACCAAAAAGAACTAACAAACGCTATCATGGCGAAGGTTATTCCGTTTGGCGTTAAACCACACGGCACACTGCTTAAAGAGCATAACTTAGCTGTACTACGTGAAACTAACATGCCTGCTGTATTAACGGAATCACTATTCATTGATAACGCTAACGACATCAAGTTGCTTAAAAATGATGCATTTATTGACGCTGTTATCGCAGGACACGTAAACGGCTTTGTTAAGGTGTTAGGGCTTACTAAAAAAGCTTCGGCTAAACCCGCTCAACCTGCACCTGTTAACGGTAAAACATACCGTGTAATTGCAGGCTCGTTTGGTGTTCGCTCTAACGCTGTAGCACAGCAAGAGAAGCTAATTGCGAAAGGGTTTAAAAACTTTATCGTAGAAGAAGAAAAAGGAAGCAAAATCCTTTTCCGTGTTGTGTCAGGTTCTTACGGCGTACGTGCTAATGCTGATGCACAAGTAACTGCTCTTAAAAAAGCAGGGTTTGACAGTTTCGTAGAATAAGAGTATAATAGGTAAATGCCGTATCAAATATAAGGGTACGGCTTTTTTA